CGGCCGCCCGCCCCCCTGGGTGTGGGGCCTCCCCCCCCACCCCCCCCCCACCCGCCACATCCAACGAAGGAAGTCAGTCATGACAACCGCAATCATCCCGTCCCCCGCGCCACGCCGCGCCATGCTCCACGCCCTCGAACCCCTCGACCCGGAGTCGGAGGAAAGCCCTCGACGCGGTCTCTACATCGCCTTCGAGCGCGTCGGCCTCGGGTGGCGTTGGCGCTGCCTGCGCTGCGGTGCGGCCGGCACCGGCCACACCGATGAGCTCGCCCTGGCGGCTGCCGTCGCCCACCCCTGCGCCGGCGAGGAGGTGGGGGCATGAGCGACGAAAGCGCCACCTTCACCATCGACTGCGACGGATGCCGCTACAGCGTCGAATGGCCGCGCCTGTCCGGAGATGATTCCCAACGGGATCCGCGCCATGCGGCCGTCTACACGACAATGGACGACCTCGTGGGCCACATCGAACCGCTGACGGCAAACGGCTTCCAGACCAAGACCGACGTGATCGCCGCAGCCCAGGCTTTCCTCCAGGCCCTCGTCGAGGAGGCCGACGATGAGTAATCGCGAACCTTCCCTGGCCGAGCTCAGGGAAATGCTCCTCGAGCAGATCGACAGGGCCAAGCGAGAGAGGCGTCAGACGCCGTGGTGGCGGCCATTCCGTCGCCGGGGCCTCCTCGGATACCAGACACAAGCCCATTGGTGGCTGGCCCAACTCCGCAACTGGGAGGCCGAATCGTGAACACCGACGAGTATGGCCGGATCCACGCCCCGGAACCGCATCACCCCTCCGCCGTGACCTGGGACGACCCGGGCTTGCCCGGCTACCGCTACTGCACCACCTGCTGCCAGACATGGCCGTGCGAAACCGCCGAAGCCGCCCTGAACGCCCTCGAGGAATGGAAGGAAGAGCCGTGACCGCCGCAACCGCCGAATACGTCCTCGGCATCGACCCCGGGAACGAGAACTCCGCCTACGCCCTCATCCGCACCGAAACCTGCTTCCCCGTCAACTACGAGAAACTCCCCAACCGGGAACTGCGCCACCGGCTGCTGACCGACCAGGACCCCATCGGCACCGAGGCCAGCATCGAAATGGTCGCCTCCTACGGCATGCCCGTGGGCCGGGAGGTGTTCGAGACGTGCGTGTGGATCGGGCGCTTCCTGGAGATCCTCACCCGGACCACCGGCAGGGAACCGGAACTCGTGTACCGGCGCGACGTGAAACTCCACCACTGCCACAGCCCCAGGGCGAACGACGCCACCATCCGGCAGGCCCTCGTCGACCGCTTCGCCCCCGGGCAACCCAACCGCGGCAAGGGCACCAAGAAGCAGCCCGGATGGTTCCACGGCTTCCACTCCGACATCTGGCAGGCCTACGCCCTCGCCGTCGCCACAGCCGACCGGCTCCTTGGGAGGTGGGGGTGATGTCCACAGAGCCGCAATACGACCCCGGCTGCTTCTGCGCCAACAGGAGAGAGCCGTGACCCTCCACTGGGAACGGCTCTGCTCGTGGTGCGGACATCCCATCCACCACGACACCTGCCCGCGGAAAATCCAGACCGGCAGCCGCGGAACACGACCCACCACCGCCCCATGCCCCTGCAAACAACACAAGAAAGCCCGACAGGAATGAACACGAACACCGGCCAGCCGATCCGATTGGACAGCTTGATCGCCGAATGGCTCGACATCCAGGACCGCATCACCGCCCTCACCGAACGCAAAGAAACCCTGGCGGAACAGATGCGCGCCCTCGGCGAGGGCAGGCATGCCGCCCCCATCGGCACCATCACCGTCAGCAGCGGCACCAGGCGATTCAGCGCCGAGAAGGCCGCCGAGATCCTCACCCCCGAACTCCGGGAGGCCTGCACCGAAACCATCATCACGTCAAAGCGCGCCAAAGCCGTCCTGCCGCCCGCCCTCTACGACCTGTGCTCCGAGACGAGCGGCCGCCCCCGCATCACTGTCAAACCCGCCACCGGGGCGGAATGATGTCCGACCTCGACCAGATCCCGCCACTACCCGGCAACTGGCCCCCACGCGACGCCGAGGAGGACTACTTCGCCGCCATCACCGACGCCATCACCAACCATCCCCGCAGCTTGCAAAAACGCATCGGCCCCTCCGAGATCGGCACCCCCTGCGCCCGCAAACTCGCCTACAAACTCGCCGGCTTTCCCGAAAAACCGGGCGAACCGAACTGGAAGGCGACCGTCGGAACCGGCATTCACGCATGGCTGGAGGACGCCTTCGACCGCGCCAACCTCACCTGGGCGAAGGCGTTCGGCAACCAGGGCGTGGAGCGTTGGTTGATCGAGGAGAAGGTCACCGTCGGCCTCGACGCCAACGGGCAACCCATCACCGGATCCTGCGACCTGTACGACCGTCACACCCGCACCGTGATCGACCACAAAACCATCGGCCCGACCCAGCTGCGCAAGTACCGCACATCCGGACCGGGGCGAACCTACCGCACCCAGGCCCACCTGTACGGGCAGGGCTGGGCCAATGCCGGCATGCCGCCGGCGGCCGTGGCGATCTGCTTCCTGCCCCGGCAGGGCGAACTCCGCGACGCCCACTGGTGGGCCGAACCCTGGGATCCGGAAATCGCCACCCAGGCGCTTGAACGCCTCCGCCAGGTGCAGACGGCCGTCGAAACCCTCGGCCCCACCGCATTCCAGGCCCTACCCACCTTCGACGACTACTGCTCCGGCTGCCCCTTCCACAATCCGCGCAGCACCGACCCCGCGGTCGGCTGCCCCGGACATCCCACCGCCACACCCGCCCGGGACTGTGGCCAACCGGCCTTGACGCTCGTCACGGCCTGACAACCCGACCGAAAGGAAAACAATCATGCAGTCCATCGATCTCGCATCCGGCGGATCCGCCAGCTTCCCCTTCCAGAGCGTCGGCGACTCCGTCACCGGCAAGATCCTCAATCTCGAGGAGCTCCAGCAGACCGACCTCCAGACCGGGGAGGTGAAAACCTTCACCAACGGTCAGCCCATGATGATGTACCGGGTCGAGTTGCAGACCAACCTGCGTGACGGCGAAATGGATGACGGGGTGCGCTCCGTCTACCTCAAGGGCTCGAAGAAGGCCGAATCGCAATCCTCCTTGGCCGCGGTCCTTCAGGCCGTGCTCGCCGCCACCGGACGCGCCGCACTGACCGTCGGCGGCACCCTGACGCTGACCTACACCGGCGACGGGGTGGCGAAGGGTCGAGGCTTCAGTGCCCCGAAGCAGTACTCGGCGCAGTACGCGGCCCCGTCGGTCTCCCTCGACCCGCAGCCCGCAGCCGCGCCCCAGGCCCCCACCCCGGCCGCGCCGGCCCGCCCGTGGGGGAACCAGCCAGCAGCACCGGCCAGCCCGTGGGGGAACCAGTCCGCGGCGCCCCAGACCCCCGCCCCGGCCACGCCAGCGGCGCCGGCGACGCCGGCACCCGCAGCACCCTCCGGCCTGACACCCGAACAGGTCGCCGCCCTCAAGGCGGCAGGCATCGACCCCGCCACCCTCGGGGCCTGACCTTCGCACGACACGGGCGCCCCGAGGTGACGACTCCCACCCCGGGGCGCCCACCCCTCCGGCCGAAAGAACAAAGAAGCGAACGATGACAATCGAAACGGCCCCAACCGCAACACGGCAGGCATGGCTCGACCAGGGTGCGCTACCGCTACCCGTCGCCCCCGACGGCACCAAGAGGCCCGCCGTCAAGGCGTGGAAACAATTCCAGGACCCCGCCAACCGTCCCACCCCCGAGGAGCTCGGGCGGCTGTGGCGGGCCGACAGTGACGGCATCGGCATCCTCTGCGGCGCCGCATCCGGCGGCATCGAGATGCTCGAACTCGAGGGCGCCGCCGTCAAGGAAGGCCTCCTCCCCCAACTCCAGGCTACCTTCACCGAACGCGGCCAGGGCGCGCTGTGGCAGAAACTCATGAACGGCTACATGGAGATCACACCCTCCGGCGGCATCCACTGGTACTACCGCGTCCAGGGCGAGCCCCTCGGCAACACCAAACTCGCCTCCAGACCCACCACCCCCGAGGAACGCGAAACCCACCCCGGACAGAAAATCCGGGTACTCATCGAAACCCGCGGCGAAGGAGGATGGTCCGTCGTCGCACCCTCCGCCGGCCGCAGCCACCCCACCGGCAAGGCATGGATGGCCGTCCCCGGGCGCACCCCCGCCGACATCATCACCATCACCGCCACCGAACGCGACACCATCCACGACCTCTGCCGCCTCCTCGACCAGACCCCCGGAGAATCCCCGGCGCCCGCCACGCCGGCACCGACCACGGCACTGGCCGCAGCGCCGGCGGCAACAGCCGGACTCCGGCCCGGCGACGACTTCAACAACCGCGCATCCTGGCGGGACATCCTCGAACCGCACGGATGGCGGATAGACCACGAGGCCGGCGGAACCACCTACTGGATCCGCCCCGGCAAGAAGAAAGGCGAAGGCATCTCCGCCACCACCGGACACAGCTACGACGGCCAGGACCGCCTCTACGTGTTCTCCACCTCGACCGACCTCGAGGCCGAGGTCCCCTACTCGAAGCTCGGCGCCTACGCCGCCCTCAACCACGGCGGCGACCACTCCGCCGCAGCCTCCGCCCTACGCACCCAGGGCTACGGGGACCAGGGCGAACCGGACGCACCGCTTCCCACGCTCACCCTCATCCGCCCCGACGACGAAAAGCTAACAAGCAGCGCCATCGACAACGCCCACGAGGTCGGCGAAACCTTGGCGCGTATCTCCGAACCAACCGAGGACGCCGCCGCAGAAGCATTCGTGATGCTCTATGCGGGACGGGTTCGCTACTGCCCGCAGCGCAAACAGTGGCTCGTCTGGGACGGCGCCCGCTGGGTATGGGATGAAACGGAAAAGCATCGTCACCAAATAAGGCTCCTTGCCCGGCAGATCCCCGCGGGGGATGGCTGGAAGGCGTTCCGCACCAAAGCCCTCACCGCCTCCGGGGTGACGGGAATCGCACGCCTCGCCCAAGCCGATCCGCGAGTCGTCATCCACATCGACGAGCTCGACGCCCGGCCATGGGAGCTCAACACCCCGGCAGGGGCCATCGATCTACGAACCGGCGAACTCCTGCCACCCGACCCCGAAGCCCTGCACACGAGAACAACCACGGTCCCGCCCGATCCGCAGCAGGAAACCCCGGTCTGGAACGCCTTCCTCGGGGCGACCTTCGGCGGCGACGAGGAGCTCGTCTCCTTCATGCAGCGGCTCCTCGGGGTCGCCCTCGTCGGGCAGGTCGTGGAGCAGCGCCTCCCATTCCTGTTCGGCGCTGGCGCGAACGGGAAATCCACCCTGATGGAAGCCGTCATGTCGGTTGTCGGCCGGGGCGCGGAGGGGTATTCGATCGCAGGTGACGCGGCAATGCTCACCGCCCAGGCCCGGCAGGAGCACCCCTCCCAGATTGCTCAGCTCGCCGGCGCACGTCTCGTCGTGCTGCCGGAACTGGAGGACGGCACCCGCTTCGCGGAAGCGCGGGTCAAGCAGCTCACCGGCTCGGACTCCATAGCCGCCCGCTTCATGCATCGCGACTGGTTCACCTTCACCCCCTCCCACACCCTGTTCCTGGTCGCCAACCACAAACCCCAGGCGACCGTCGGCGGCCTGGCCTTCTGGCGGCGCCTACTGCTGCTGGACTTCCCGCACGTCGTGCCGGAAGCGGAACGTGACCCGGAGCTGCCCACCAGGCTCGCCGCCGAATACCCCGGCATCCTCGCCTGGCTCGCCCGCGGGGCGGCCGACTATGCGCGGCACGGCCTCATGGTCCCCGCATCCGTGGATACGGCCACACAGACCTACAGGAGCGACGAGGACACCATCGGGAAGTTCGTTGCCGACTCGTGCCACCTGGCACCCGGCGGGGGCGTTCTCGTGCAGGCGAAGGTCGGCGAGGTGCGGGACGCCTACGAACGCATGTGCCGCGAACTGGGCGACATCCCGGTCAATGCTCGCCGCCTCACCCAGGAGCTGCGGGACCGCTGGGGCATCGACTCGGTCAAGGGCGCGAACGGCGTTCGCTTCTACCGCGGCCTGACCCTGCTCAGCCACGACGCCGAGCCCGAGTCGCCGTTCGGCGACTCCCCCGTCCCGCTGCGAGGTGTGCGATGAGTCGGTGGGCGGCCCCGGATTCGGGCAAGGATGGCGCTTTCGGGTATGCCACCACTCTTGGGGACGCCTATCGCACGAACGTCCCCAAGAGTGGCACTTGCGCCGATAGGTGGCACTTGGGTGGCACTTCTATTTACGCAAGTGCCACCCGAAATGTCGACATGGTCGCAGTTTTTCAATTCTTCGCCACAAGTGCCACTTGGCGAGAAAACCGGCCTCTGGCAAGGGATTATGCCCCGGTTGTAAATCTCAATTCTTCTGCCACGTATGCCACTCAAGATGTCGGAATAACGCAAAGGTGGCAGAAGTGGCGCTTTTTTGCAACAAAAACCCTACACACGCGCATACGCGCGTGTGCGCGCCCGCGCGCTGCAAACTTTCAAACCAGTGCCACTTCTGCCGTATGTGCCACCCCGGAGGTCGTCCGATGACCCAGGACACCCTCTTCGGCGCCACACCCAACCCCCCTGCATCCACGCCCAGGCCGAAGCCCCGTTTCGTCTCCCACCCTTATGGCTGGACCTATCCCAGCGGATGGCGCGGCGCCACCGCGCAGTACTGCCGCCAGTGCAGGGCCCCGATCCTGATCGGACTCGACCAGGACCAGGCCGCCATCCAGGTCACCGTCACCGCCACACCCCTCACCGCCCTCGGTGAGGCCCTCCACCAGCTGGCAGGAACCCCCACCTACACCCTCACCCGCCATGGGAGGCGCGGCATCAAGCTCACCCGGCGACGAGCCGACAACATCACCCAGCAGCCCGCAGGCAGCCCCAGGATCGACGTACTCCCCGCCCACCAATGCCAACCACCCCCACTACCCCCCGAGGCCTGTACGGCCCGCACAGTCGCCCCGCCGCAAACAGACATCGACCGCAACACACCCCCACCCTTCTGAGAAAGGAACCAGCAATGACCAGCACCCCCAACCCGAGGCCGCTCACCGCCGCAACCGCGCATCGCGAAGCGGCACTGGACGAACTCGGCGTCCACTTCGCCCACCACGAGGACCGGCATGTCGACGCCGCCACCGTTCACGCACTGCTGGAGATCGCCGAGCAGCTCCGCATCGCCAATCTGCTCACCCTCGTCAAGGCCCCACTCTCCGAGCACATCCCCTGCGAGCCCGACTGCACCGATGTGCAGACCGCTGCTGTCGAGGCGTTGGTCAACATCAAAACCCATGTGGTCCCCACGGGCATCCCGCCCGCCCCCGACGAGTACGTCACCGCCCACCTCCGCCCCGACATCGCCGCCGCCCTGGGCATCGAATTCTTCGACGAGCAGGAGCAGCAGTGACCAACCCCGACCGCACCGAAGCGCCCGGTGACGTCATCCTCGCCACCATCACCATCACCCGATCCATCACCCCCGACGGCGAATACGGCAACTCCTACACATGCACCGGCGAACCCGGCCTCGTCACCGCCCTCGGCATGCTCACCTGGGTCCAGCACGCCATCACCCACAGCGCCTACCACCCGACAGGAGAATCTGAATGAACCTCGGACACCACCCCACCCCCTGGACCATCAGCTACAGCCCCACCGGCCACGGGGGCCGCATCCTCGACAGCCACGGCAACACCCTAGAAATCGTCCACGCCATCACCGAGACCGACTTCTACGACTACGCAGCCGCCCAGTACGGACCACCCCTACCCAACCCAGCCGGCACCCACACCAGCCCACCCCGCTACGACCCACCGCGCATCGCCAAGCAGGACCCTCGATGAGCAACAACCCCATGCCCTCTGCCGGCAACTCTGAACCCCACGCCACCCCCACGGTTTGTGGCGCCAAAACCCGCTCCGGCAAGCCCTGTCAGCAGCATCCGATCCGTGGTGGAACTCGCTGCCGCATGCACGGCGGCAGCGCCCCCCGAGCCCTCGTCAAGGCCAACCGCAGAGTCATCGAAGCCCGCATCCAAGGCGAACTTGAGGCGCGCGGATGGGAAGCCCTCGCCGACCCTGTCGCTGCCTATGCCGACCTTGCCGGGGAGATCTGGCAATGGAAGGAGATCGCCCGGGCCCACATCGCCAACCTCCAAACGTGGACGACCGCCAATGTTGTCACCGGCGTCGACGAAACATCCGCCCTCGTGCAGATCTATGAACGCGCCCTCGAGCGTGCGCAACGCTCCCTCGCCGACATGCTCCGCATCGGCCTCACCGCCGAACACCTCCGCCAGGCCCGGGAGCGCCCCACCCTCGACCAGGCGAAAGCGTTCCAACGCGTGCTCGAACTACTTCTCGAGCAACTCCAACTCACCGACACGCAGCGCGAACTCGTCCCGCAAGCCCTCGCCGCGGCCCTCACCCAGGAAGGACTCCTGTGACCACCCCCGACCCCGACGTCGACACCATCCGCCAAGCCCTGGTCGAGCTGCCGGAGCTGTGTGAACTCCTCCCCGCCGCACTCATCACCCGACGACCCGCCACCGGCGCCGGCAGACCCACCCCCGCCTCCCGGCCCCCCGTCGACCTCGGCATTCTCTGCCTCCTCGACACCCGCGACCGCACCGACTGGACCTCCGGCATGGAACACTGCGACCCCGAGGGTGTCGGCGTCCTGCCCTACCTGTGGGGTTGGTGCCGTGACCTCGAGGCAACCGCCCTTGACACCCGCCCCGACCTGCCCCCCGAACTCCCCGAGCGGCCAACCATCCCCACGGTCGCGGAATGGCTACTGGGACAGCTCGAATGGGCCTCAGGACTCCCGCAATGGCCCGAGCTGGCCTCCGGCATCACCGCCACCCACCGGGCCGTCAGGGGCGCAGTGAAGGCTGTACGCGACCCCTCCCCCGCCGACGTCCCCTGCGGCATCTGCCACGTCGGCCACCTCACCCGCGTGCCCGGCGCGCAACCCCTGTGGCAGTGCCTTGCCTGTGGGCACGAGGTCACGGTCCAGGCCGTCACCCTGCGACAGGCCGCCGCCATCACCGGCACCTCGGAGCGCACCCTGCGCGACTGGGCCCGGCGCCGCGGGCTCCTCGCCCCCGTCGCCGAAGGTCCGAGGCGACGCCTGTACGACCTCGGCCAGATCCGTGGTCTCATCGCGCAGAGCCGCCTACGACAAGGGGCGTGACCTGCTATCATTGCCGTTAGCGGCCTATGAGCGCGCCCGAAAACCCCCGTCACTGGCGGGGGTTTTCCCGTATCCCGAGGAGGCGGCATGAGCATGGGCGCACCCCGCAGCGTCTGGCAGCTGCTCGCCGAGCTGTACCCGCTCCCCGATCCACGAGAAGAAGCCTGGCGAAACGACCCGGCAGCCTGGGCCCGCGGCCGCCTCGACGCCCACCTGTGGAGCAAGCAGCAGGAAATCTGCGCCTCCGTCGCCACCAACCGCCGGACCGCCGTCAAGTCCTGCCACGGCGTCGGAAAATCCTGGACCGCTGGGATGCTCGCCTGTTGGTGGATAGACACCCACCCGCCCGGCGAGGCCATCGTCGTCACCACCGCCCCCACCTACAAGCAGGTTCACGCCGTCCTCTGGCAGGAAATCCGCAAACAACACAAGCGCGGCGACCTCCCCGGACGTGTCAAGCTGGACGACGAATGGCTCATCGACCAGGACATCGTCGGCCTCGGCCGCAAACCCGCCGACCACGACGAACACGGCTTCCAAGGAATCCACCGCCGCTACGTGCTCGCCATCCTCGACGAAGCCTGCGGCATCCCCGCCAACCTCTACACCGGCGTCGAAGCCATCACCACCAACGCCGACTGCCGCATCCTCGCCATCGGCAACCCCGACGACCCCAACACCCAGTTCGGGCGCATCTGCCGCCCCGGCTCCGGCTGGAACATCATCCGCATCTCCGCCCTCGAATCCCCCAACTTCACCGGAGAGCCAGTCCCCGACAGCCTCACCCACCTTCTGCCCACCCCCGAATGGGTGCAGGACGCCGCAGCCAACTGGGGCGAGGCAAGCCCCGTCTACGCCTCCAAGGTCCTCGGCGACTTCCCCGAGGTCGGAGACGACACCCTCATCCACCCCGCTTGGATCACCGCCGCACAGAATGCCGACCTCCCCGAGGGTGGCCCCACTGCCCTCGGGGTCGACATCGCCCGCTTCGGCGCCGACAAGACCGTCCTCTGCCTCCGCAAGGGGCAGCGCTACCGCATCACCAGCACCCTCACCCACTCCCCCACCGACCAAACCGCCGGGCACGTCATTGCCGCCCAGCGTGCCAACGGGCTGCCCAGCGCCCAGGTCGACGGCGTCGGAGTTGGCGGAGGCGTCGTCGACCTGTTGAACGCCTACGGGGCGCCCGTGGCGGACATGCAGGCAGGTGGTGCGCCCTACGGCGATGACGCCCACCGCTTCGCCAATGCCCGCGCCCAGTGGTATTGGAGCCTGCGTCGGGCATTCGAACTCGGAGAAGTCGACCTCGACCCGACCGACGATGCCCTCGCCGCACAGCTCGGCAGCATCCGCTACACCTATGACGCCCGCGGTCGCATCAAGATCGAGTCCAAGGACGACATGGCTAAGCGTGGCCTGCCGAGTCCCGATCGCGCCGACGCCCTCATGCTCGCCCATGCCACGCCCAGACCCGACGGGGACTACGGCACCACGTTCTACGACATCGGATAGGAGGCAACATGCCCATCGAGCATCTCACCTCCGCCCTCGAGGAACACGCCAAACGCGGAACCGCCTACGCCACCTACCGCGCCTACTACGCCGGACAGCACGAACTCCAGTTCGCCACCCCCGACTTCCAGGCCAAGTACGGCAAGCTGTTCGAGAGTCTGCGGCAGAACCTCTGCCCCGCCGTCGTCACCGCCACCACCGACCGGTTGCGAATCCGCACATGGGGAGGCGCCACTGAAGACCGCCTCGCCGACGAGAACGGCCTGTCCCGCCTCGTCGCCGCAGTCAACATCGAAACCGCCCGCTGCGGCGACGCCTACACCCTCACATGGCTCGGACGCAACGGCCAGCCTAAGGCCCGCTACCATCGAGCCGACCAGATCATCCCCCACGTCGACCCCGTCGACCCAGACCGGCTCGACCGCGCCGCCAAAATCTGGATCGAGGACGGCTACGGTCGCGCCAACCTCTACTACGCAGACCGCGTCGAGCGCTACCGCACCGTCAGCAACCTCGGCAAGGCCAACCTCCCCGTCGACCACACCGCATGGCGACCCCATGCCGACGACGACGGCGGGGATGTCATCCCCCACGGCTTCGGTGTCGTTCCGTGCTGCTGGTTCAAGCGCGGCGCAGAGGAGCCCGAGCAGCACGGAACCTCCGTGCTCGCCGACGTAATCCCCTTGCAGGACGCCCTGAACAAGGGGCTGGCCGACCTGCTCGCCCTCTCCGAGGCCTACGCCCGGCCCTTCTGGTATCTCCTCAACTACCAGCCGAAGAGCGCGAACCCGCTCGCCCGCATCCAGGAGTTCGCCCAGGCCGCCGCCGGCCCGCCCCGCGGAAAATTCGACGGCAGCAGGCAGCGCATCTTCACCCACGACGGGCCCGGCCCGTTCGGCCAGCTGGATCCGCCAGACCTGGGTCGACTGCTCGAAAAGCAGCGCGACCTCAAGGAGCAGATCGCTTCCATAGCCGGCGTGCCCTCCTACTACTTCTCCCAGACCTCCGGGCAGATCCCCTCCGGCGAGTCCCTGCGCGTCCTGTCCGCCCGCCTCGTCTCGTCCGTGCGAGGCATCCAGGACGTCGCAACCCCTGTATGGCGGGGGCAGGCACAACTCCTCGGACTCGGCGACCTCACCCCCCAGTGGGAGGACCCCATGCCGCTCGACGAGACCGAGAAGATCAGCAACGCCGCCACTCTTCAAGCCCTGGGACTGGCGCTCGACGACATCGTCGACTACCTCGGCCTGCCTGACCGCGACGCTGTGCTGGAGCGGGCCGCCGCACAGCGAGCCGCCTCCGCGGAGGCGGCCGGGCGCGCCCTCGCCGCTGGTGAAATCCCTGCCGCCTACTAGCCATGTACACGCGCGAAACCCTCGAGGCTCTTGCAAGGTCTCGGCGGGCCGTCGAGCATCTCCTGCAAGGGCAGGCCGATGACCTGATCGCCGCTTGGCTTCACGCCCTGCGTGAAGCCAAGAAGGAGCTCGACAAAGCCCTGAGTATGGGCGACCTCGACCGGGCCGCACGGCTCGAGGTGAGCCGGCGAGCCATCGCCGGGCAGATCCTCGAGGCAGCCCGCGCCACCAACCAGGTCCTTACCCCGGGCGCCAGGCTGGCGGTCGAGAACGCCGCCAGCAGCCAAGAGGAGCTCATCGCATCCCAGCTGCCCCACGGCATCGACGTCGGTTTCCGCCGCCCCGATCCCGGGGCCCTCGAGGCGATCGTCGAGCGCACCACGCAACAGATCACGGTGCGCACCTACTACCTCTCCCAAGAGGCCGTCACCGCCATGACCCGAGCCCTGCGGCTCGGCATCTCCGGCGGTCTCAACCCTCGCGAGGCCGCCCGTCGCATGGTCGCCGAGGCCGAGGGAATCTTCGACGGCGGCATCACCCGCGCCTTGGTCATTGCCCGAACTGAAATGCTCGATGCCCATCGCGCCGCGGCCCGGGCCGTCGACCTGGCCAACCGCGACGTCCTGGCTGGCTGGCAGTGGTATGCGAAGCTCGACTCCCGCACCTGCCCGTCCTGCATCGCGCAGCACGGCAGCCTCCACGACGTCGACGAACCCGGCCCCCTCGACCATCACCAAGGCCGCTGCACCCGCCTACCGAAGACCAAGACCTGGCAGGAACTCGGATTCGACATCAGCGAACCCTCGGGGCTCGAAGTCGAGCCCGGCCCGAGCTGGTTCGAGCGCCAGCCCGAGGAAGTGCAGCGCGACATCCTCGGCCCGAAACGCTACGAAGCCTGGCGGGCTGGTGGGTATCCATTCGACGAATGGTCGCAGCCGCGCACCTCCGACGGGTGGCGTACCGCCTATCACACCGGCAAGGTCGGCGAACCCCCGGAGGGCGGCTGGCGCTGGCCCTCGCCGCCGCCCGACAGGCCGCTCACGCCGCTCGAGCGGGCGCACTTCCAGCGCCGACAAGACGCGCTGCCGTTCGACCTCCACGGCGAGGCCCTGAAGCCACACGAGATCGAGTTCGCCGAGCGCATGCAGGATAGGCGCCAGGCCCTCGAATGGATACCAACCCCGAAGCCAACCGCCACCAATCCCCGGCCAGCAGCCACCAACGACTTCACCTGGCGGGGAGAGCAGTGGGAACTGAAATCAACTGCCGCCAAGTACGGAACCATCAAGACGCGCATACAGAAAGCAGTCAGGTCCGCAAGGGACAACCATGGCGTAACCAAGGAGAACTTCTTCATCGACCTCGGAAGGCGCCCCCTACCCCCTGGCCTCCGCGCCCAGTTGGCCCTGTACAACCAGCGCGTGCGAGACGGCCGTATCAAGTCCCTGTGGGTTATGTCCCGAGATGGCGCCGAGTTGGAAGAAATCCATCTGCTTTGAGCAGAGCAAAAAGACGGAGCGCTCGGCCTCCACGTTCTGACGGCCCGTTATTTCAGGGCTGGCGGGGGTCACGCTCCGTCCACGCCCCATTGTATCTCACCCCAAGGAGTCCCCATGAACCGACATGTCGTCACCACACCCCCAGAACTTGCCCAGATCATCGCCATCCACAAAGGCCTGTTCGGCGGCTGGAAGATGCAGGCCGACGCCGCCTCGGACGGGGGCACCCCTGAGGCTCCAGAGGCCGGAGACGCCAAGACCGCCACTCCTGTTGACTGGGAGGTCAAGGCCCGGGAATGGGAAGCCAAGGCCAAGCAGAACGCATCTGCCGCCAAGAAGCTCGCAGCCCTGGAGGACGCCAACAAGTCCGAAACCCAGAAGCTGACCGACCGCGTAACGGCAGCCGAAACCAGCGCCGCCGACTGGCGCGGCAAGTATCAGGCCCTCGTCGCCAAGCAGGCCATCCTCGACGCCGCCAACAGCGCCAACAGCACAGACCCCGAGACCGTCTACCTGTATCTGCGTGACCAGGTCACCGTCGCGGACGACGGTAGCGCGACCGGCATCGACGCGGCCCTCAAGCAGCTCCAGCAACGCAAACCCCACCTGTTCCGTGAAGCCCCCGCCGGGGCCCGCGACACACTCGGCGGCAAGCCGAGCGCTCCCGCCCTCAACAGCCCCGAGCTCGAAAAGGTTCTCCGCCGAGCAGTCGGCGCCTGACCTCCGGCTACACCACAAAGGAGATTCCCATGCCCATCACCGCCCCCATCAAGACCACCGACTTCGCGGGCTTCATCAACCCCGAAATCGCCGAGCCCATCTTCGAGGAAGCAGCAAAACAGTCCGTCGTCCAGAGGCTCGTGCCCCGAACCGACCTCGGCCCTGCGGGCGTGGCCATTCCCGTCGTCACCGGCCGCCCGCGAGTCGGCTGGGCCAAGGAGGCGGCGAAGAAGCCCGCCACCGAGAGCAAGATGGCGCTGCGGAATATCGCCCCCGAGAAGGCGGCAGCGATCGTCGTCGTCTCCGCGAACGTGGTGCGGGCCAACCCCGCCAAGTATGTCGACCGCCTCTACGATCAGCTCGCAACCGCCTTCGCGCAGGCATTCGACATGGCCTCCATTCATGGCAAGGCGACGGACGGCACCACCGCCGGCCCCTTCACTGACTACCTCGCAAAAACCACCAAGGCCGTCGAAATCGGCACCGCCACCGCCGAGAAGGGCGGCGTCTACGCCGACTTCGCCGCAGCCCTGCGACTGCTCACCGCCGACCGCAAGCGCCTCACCGGCTGGATGCTCGACTCCACCGTCGAGCCTGACATCATCGAGGCCGTCGACAAGAACGGTCGCCCCATCTTCGTCGACGTGCCGACCGGCGCTGACGACACCCTCATCGCGGGCCGCCTGCTCCGCCGCCCCTGCTACATGGGCGAGGAGGTTGCCCTGCCGGGCGACACCACAAAGGTCGTCGGCATCGGCGGAAACTTCAGCAAGGCCGTCTGGGGCGCGGTCGGCGGCATCAGCTACGACGTGTCCACCGAGACCGCCGTCACGATCAACGGCGAACTCGTCTCCCTGTGGGAGAACAACCTCCTGGCCATCCGCGCCGAGGCCGAGTACGGCTTCCTGACCGAGCACGAAGACGCGAGCGACTTCGTCAAGCTCACCAACGCCGCATGATGAGCCGCCCCGAGATCGTGACCTTCACCCTCGGGAGCGGGGCGAAGGTCACTGCACCCCGCCACCTGGCTGAACGCCTCGGCTGGACGGCGGAGCCTGAACGCGCCGCCGAACCGGAAACGTCCGAACCGGAAACGTCCGAACCGGAAACGTCCGAACCGGAAACGTCCGAACCGGAAACGCCGGGACGGCGGAAGAAGTAACAGGGAGGGGTGGCCAGAATGGACAAGGACGCTGCCATCGCCCGGGCCAAGAAACTCGTCGGAGATCTCGCCCAACAGATCTCCGACGAGCACTGGGAATACGCCGCCGAGGACGCCCATACCATCGACCCTGCCGGCAAAATCCCCGGACAGGATGGCTACACCCCCACCTATGACCCCCACTGGCTGGCCGCCGAGGCGGTCGAGGGCCTCGCAGTCAGGACCCTCGGCCAAGGTGGCCTCCTCAGCTTCACGTCGGAGGGGGCAACCTTCACCTTCAAGGCCCCCGACCTGTTCGGGGCGGCTGCCGCACTGCGCGCCAAGTCGCCCCTGTCTCGCCTCGCCGCGCGACTCGAAGGGGTGATCGAGGTCGACGGTCGCATATCCGACTACATCCCCACATCCGCTCGCAACGGAGGCGTGACAAGGCTGCCGAACGGGCAGCTGATACCGCGGCGCCTGGACTGGACCTGACATGCCGGGCTCCGCCTACATCACCGACGCCATGCTCGCCCGGGCGCGAGCCGCCCAGAACACCATCATGACGTCCCGGGTGCGCATCAACCAGCCCGGCAAAACCGTCTACGACCCCCACGCCGGCCAAGAGGTCCCGGCCGAGGGAGACATGGTCTACACCGGGCGCGGACGCATCCAGCCCGTCACCGAAACAACCACCCGCATCATCACCGGCGGCGGCGAAACGGTGATACGTGACCGCTACGTCGCCGCGGTGCCGTGGGACGTGGCCGGGATCATGCCCGGACAGATCCTCACCATCACCCAGGCCCAGGCTGTGGAGACCGTGGGGCAGCGCTACCAGATCACCTCCGTCGACCGCGGCGACGGCTTCGCCACCGCCCGACGATTCCACCTCGAGCTCATGGGCGAGCGAGCCGAAAAGCCGACCCCGTGAACGAACTCGCGAAACTCGCCTTCGACCTCGCCGCGGCCGGCGCGAAGGCGAAGCGCCTCGCCGACATGGCGGTGCGCAAGGCCGGCTTAGACGTCGTCAGGATCGCGCAGATGCAGGCGCCTGTCGACACCGGGAATCTGCGCGCATCCATCGGCATGACCCAGACCGGACCGGCCAGCGTCGAGGTCGGCCCCACCGCCCACTACGGCGCCTACGTCGAGTACGGCACCTACAAGATGGCCGCCCAGCCCTACATGAGCCCCGCCGCCGACGCCGCCATCCCCGGACTCATCGAAGCCCTGTCCACGCTCGGCATCGACGCGATAGGAGGCTGACCGTGCCCGAGGCCATCGCCGCCATGCTCACCGCAGCCGGCCTGCGCGTCCACGACACCAGCACCTCCGGCGAACCCCCCACGCCGTACGTCATCACGCGGCTCGGTGTCGGAGCCGCCGGGGCGCATCGCCTCGGCATCGGCCCGCACTGGGTGCGTCTCGACATCGACGTACTGGCGGTCGCTAAAACCGTGCAGGGCTGCCGCGCCACCGCCACCGCAATCCGCGCAGCCCTCACCGGCAGGCGCCCCTCCCTCACGGCCTCGCCGCTCAAGGAACTCGAATCCGGGCCGGTGCTGACCGACGGCCAGACCCCCGCCGACCCCCGCCACTCCATCACCATCCGCTACCGCACGCACGTGCAGATAGGAGCCATCTGATGGCCGCTGACTGGGTGCGCGTCAGGCATGTCGTGACGCGCCACGAATACACCGTCGACCGCGCCGAGGCTGAGGCCAACAAGGAGCTCGAGGTCCTCGAGAAGGAGGCCTGCGACATCAATGGCCGCCCATTGCCCCCGAAGCCCCGTATCGAGGTCACCCCTGCGGGTGGCGACGCCCTCGGTGATACCCCCATCCCCCCGCCCGCCGAGCCCGTCTACGGGGCTCTGGAGAAAGGATCCGACCAGTGAGCACCTCCCCCTTCGACCCGCCCGGCATTGACGCGGCAGGCAACAGCAAGATCGTGTTCGTCAAGGCGATCGCCGATTTGTCGGCACCGAAGCTGGCCGAGATCAAGGCCGGCACGGACCTGTCCTGCGCGCTCTATTCTTTCGAGCCCAGCACCGAGCAGTCCACCGTCACCAGGACGAAGTACTGCTACAAGCAGGCCACCGAGTCCCTCGGCCGCGCCACCACCAAGATCGAGGCCGTCGAGTACGACTACAACCCGCAGAACCTCGCCGACACCGCCTACGGCTACTACTCCGTCCTCGCGCCGGGAACCACCGGCTGGATCATCGACCGACGCGGCCTCGACGCCAAGACCGTGGACTTCGCCGCCGACCAGATCGTCGACATCTACCCGGTGACACTCGGCGCCCGTAGCCGCGTCGCCGTTGACGCCTCCGCGGAGGGTGAGAAGCTGCGCACCCGACAGGCCATCGCGGTCAGCGGTGAGCCGCTGCTCGATGTCAAGATCGTCGCCTGAGGTCCCTGATGCCCAACTATCTCGATCTCATCCAGAAGCGCATCGCCGACCCTGCCACCGGCCCCGCAGTGACCGTGGACCTGCTCGTCGACCACGAGCAGCACCAGCCGCTGCGGGAAGCCTGGGGGCGGGCGCAGGTCGACGTCGAGGCGGCACGCAAACGCGTCGCCCTCGCCACCGAAACCAGCGGCGACGGACCGAAGCGTCGCATGAACCAGCCGTCCCCACTCGCCCAGGCGGAAGCCGAACTGGAAGCCGCCCAGGAGGCGGAGAAGCAGGCCCGTGACGCCGTCAAAGCGTGCTTCGTGCGCATCCACCTGGCAGCCCCTTCCGCCCCGATGATGGCCGAGGTTGCCGCCCAGGCTGGCAGTGATCAGGTGCGGCTCTACGACCTGCTGACCCGCCGCTGCGTGATCCGCGTCACCGACGAGACCGGCGGGGACCTGCCGGAACTCACCGCCGACGTGATCGCCGGCTATTTGGCAGTCGCCCCCGTCGGCGAACGCCTCAAGGTCAGCAAGGCCCTCGACCAGGCCTCCACCCCGGTCGACCTCCCTACGTAGCCAGCGTCGTAGCCGACGACGCTGGGCTACGCGCCGACATGCGAATAGCCCGCCAGCAGGGCATCTCGCTGCGGCGCTTCCTCGGTTGGGAGCCCGCCCGGTACTACGACTCCGGCACCGGGCGGGTCACCCAAGAGGCCGAATACGACGAATGGGAACGCGCCCTGTGGCGGGCCTACGCCGAATGGGAGGCCAACTGCTGCCCCGACTGCGGGCAGCCGCTCTCCGAGTCCCTCTGGGATCCGAAGACCCCAGAGCAGGAGCGCGCCAAATGGCGGGCCGTCTACTGGCAATGCCGGGCGTGTCTCGAGCTCGAGAACGCCCAGACGAAGCAGCAGGAACTCGACAAGCAGCGGGGCGACGCCACAGGGAAACCCGTGCCACACCGCCACCGCAAATGGACGGTGGCCCGCGACGACAAGAGAGGACGGTGACCGATGTCCGACCGCACCGTGCGCGTCGTCCTCGAAGCCTCCACCGGGGGCTACGAGGCGGCCATGCGCCGCGCCGCCCAGGCCACCTCCGATCTCGCCAACAAAACCAAGGAGGCCCAGCAGGCCACCAAGGGCTCCGCCTCCGCGGTCGGCGCGGCCGCATCCGCTGCCGCCAGCCATGAATCCGCCAATCGCCGAGCAGCCCAGGCCGCCGGTGAGCTCGCCAGCAAAAGCAAGGAAGGCGGGCAGGCGACCAAGGAATCCGCGGCCGCGCTCACCGCCGCGGGGGCGGCTGCCGGAAGCTACGAAGGCGGAGCGCGCCGCGCCGCGGCTGCCGCGACGTCCCTGACGCAGCAGGTCCTCGCCAACAAGCAGGCCATCCTCGACGTTTCCAACGCCCTGGCCCTCATGGGTGGGGCGGCCTTGGCGGTCGCAGCCCTGGCAGTCCGCCAATTCAGCAGCTTCTCGTCCGCCATGTCTGGGGTACAGGCCGCCACCCAGGCGTCCGCCTCCGACATGTCCGCCCTCCGTGAAGCCGCCCTACAGGCGGGCGCGGACACGAAATACTCCGCCACCGAGGCGGCGCAGGGCATCGAGGCGCTGGGCAGGGCAGGCGTCTCCACCCGGAACGTTCTGGGCGGCGGCCTGAAGGGCGCCCTGGACCTTGCGGCGGCAGGGCAGATGCAGGTCAAGGACGCCGCAGAGTTGGCGTCCATCGCCATGACGCAGTTCAATCTCAGCGGCAAGGATGTCCCCCATGTTGCCGACCTTCTTGCCGCCGGCGCGGGCAAGGCCATGGGCGAGGTCTCTGATCTCGGCATGGCCCTGAAGCAGGGCGGTCTCGTCGCCTCCCAGTTCGGGCTGTCGATCGAGGAAACCGTCGGCACCCTGTCCGCCTTCGCATCGGCGGGCCTGCTGGGCTCCGACGCAGGAACCTCTTTCAAAAGCATGTTGCAGCATCTTGCGGACCCGTCGAAAGAGTCCGCGAGACTCATGCAGCAGCTGGGCATCCACGCCTACGACGCCCAGGGCAAGTTTGTCGGGCTCGCAGGCCTGGCCGGGCAGCTGCGCGAGAAGCTCGGCCACCTGACCGACGCGCAACGCCAGCAGGCCCTGGCGCAGATCTTCGGCTCCGACGCCATCCGCGCCGCAAGCATCCTCTACGCGCAGGGTGCCGAGGGAATTCAGCAGTGGACTGCCGCGGTCAACGACTCCGGCTACGCCGCTCGGCAGGCAGGCCAGCTTCAGGACAACCTCGCCGGCGACCTGGAAAAGCTGGGCGGCTCGTGGGAAACCCTCGCCATCCGCATGGGCGAATCGGCCAACGGGCCACTTCGCGCCGCAGTGCAGGCCCTCGATGGTTTCCTGTCCGCCCTGGCGCAGAGTCCCGCCGCCGCGGCCGCCCTGATGGGCGTGGTGACGGTATTCGGCGCGGTCGCTCTCGGCGCTGCGGCCCTGATGCGCGGCGCCGTGCACGTCGCAGAGTTCCGGTCCGCACTGGATCAGCTCGGCATGGCGGGCGGAAAGCTGTCCAAGATCCCGAGTGCGCTGGGCAAGGTGGCGAAGGCGGCCGGAATCGTAGCTGCCGCCGTTGCGGCGGCGGAGGTCGCAGCCGCCCTCACCTCTTGGAACGAAGCCGCCCTCAAGACGGGCGACGAGGTGACCCGGGCGCTCAACAATATCGCCAACGGCGCCGCCAAGGTTGATTCTGTATTCCGAAGCGTCGACGGCAAAGCGCTGGCAACCGACCTGTTCGGCGCTGTCGAAAGCATCCACGATCTGAAATCCGCCCTGGATGCCATCGATTTCGACAAATCCGGATGGGGCGCCGGCGCCGACTACTCCTGGTTCGGCATTCTGAAATCCGACGCAGGGAAAGCCGTCGACCAGCTGAAAGAGCTGTCGAAACAGCTCACCCAAATGGATGCCATGCAGGCCGGAAAGGCCTTCGGGAAAATCTTCGACGAGTTCAAGAAAAACGGCAAGGATGCCGCTTACACCGCCGAGTTCTTCGGCGATTACCTCAACAAGGTCAAGGACCAGCTCATCGCAGCCGGCCCCGCCTACGCCGACTACGCCAACGACATGAATAAACTGGCGGATGTCGCAGCCGGCAAACTCCCGGCCGGACTCGTGTACACCGCCGACGGAATCAAAACCGTCGAGCAGGCCATGGCCGCCGGCGTCGCCTACGTAGACCACCTCGGCAACAAGTATGACGAGGCCGGCAACAAGACCGAGCAGCTCAGCGACAAGCAGCAGGCTGCCGCCGCTGCGGCGGAACGGCAGGCGAAGGCCCTTCAGGAAGTCACCGACGCCCTGCTCGCCTACTACTCTGCCGTGGCCTCGGCCGAGGACTCCGCCATCAAACTGGAGGCCGCCTACGACGCCGCCGCGGAGGCGCTGAAAAAGAACGGCCGCACCCTCGACATAACCACCGAAAAAGGGCGCGCAAACCGGTCCGCACTCCTGGAGATCGCCGAAGCGGCGCAGAAGCTGGCATCCGACATGATCGCCGCTGGCGAAGGCGGGGACGCAACCGCCGCCAAGATGGCGGGCGCCCGCGAACAATTCATCAAAACCGCCCAAGGAATGGGCATGTCCGCCGACGAGGCGGCCAAGTATGCCGACAAACTGGGACTCATACCCGCCGATATCGTCACCCGACTGGAGCTAAAGGCTGCCGAGGGTGATCAGGACAAGCTGGCGCGAATCTATGACCAGATCCGCAAGCTGCCCGAAGAGAAGCAGATCCAGATCAAGGCGGAATATCCGGAGCTCATAAAAGCCGCCGAAGAGGCGTGGCACTTGGATAAGAATCTCAATGGAATACCCGATTCCAAGGAGGTGCACATCTTCTCCCCGGGCCTGCCGAAAACCGGCGCCGACGCGAAAGAGCTGAACAACTCCTTGATGAATCTGCCGCCGGAGACGCAGGCAAATGTCACATCCCCGGGCCTGGCCGAGGTGCTGCTGAAGATCCTCGGCCTGGGCGCGGCGCTGCTCGGACTGCCGAGCGAGAAGCAGGTGCCCGTCTCGACCCCCGGGGCGGAGCAGGCCACGCAGCAGATCGGCGGCGTCCAGCAGGCCCTGGGCGGGCTTCCGGGCAATGTGGCGGTGCCGATCTCCACGCCCGGCTGGGATGGCTCCGTGGGCAACGCCAATGCCGTGCGTGACGCGCTCGGCCGTATCCCGCGACAGACCAGCCCGAGCATCGGCACCGTCGGGCACGGCCAGGCTGTCGCGAACGCTCATGCGGTGCGTGACGCACTCGGCGGAATCCCGCGGCACGTCGGGATCTCCATCCACGCATCCAGCAATGCAGCCTCGGCGGCAGCCTCCGCGCGAGGCGTGCTCGCCGCCCTTGACGGCTACACGGTGCACACCTACATCCGCACCCATCACACCAGCGACGGCGGCTCCGTACTGCCCGCAACCGGCGGCTACATCCGAGACCTGGCCGACGCCATCGGTCTCGCAGGCGGCGGCATGCCGGTGCGGCGCACATGGCCCGCCGGCGGCATCGTCGAAGGCCCCGGCACCCCCACCTCCGATTCCGTGCCCGCCATGCTCTCCCGCAGAGAGTTCGTGATCAGAGCGTCGGCGGTGGAGCACTACGGCCCGGAGCTGCTATATGCGCTCAACGCCAAGCGGGTGCCGCGCGACCTGCTGCCCGGATTCGCCGACGGCGGGACGCTACGCACCGAACCGCCCCGCTACCTGCCATCCCCCACCCTGGCCGTGCAGCGCGGCGGGGACTCCAACCAAACCGTCAACGTCACCGTCCAGATGCCCGCCACTGCTGCCCAAAGCGGGGGCGCCGCCGCCAATTGGCTCGACGACTTCGCGGCTCGCGCCCGCCGCATGTCCTGGGGCGTCAGGAGGTAGCCGCATGCCGTCCTACACCACCTACGGACCATGGACCCCCAACTCCGGCACCCCCCGCCGGGCCCGCATCCGCATCGACTGGACGGTCGGGGTGCCGGCCGTGGGCGCATCCAGCGTCGCCGTCAGTGCCACCATCTCGCTCGAGGCCGGCTACGGCTTCCACTGGTCGGGTGTGCGGTACAGCCGCTCCGGGGCCTTCGGCGACGCATCCAGCAGCATCGGCATACAGGTCGCCACCGGCGGGTCCGTCGTGCTGGAACGCCTGGACGGCTCTCTGCCCATCTACTCCAGCGGCGCCTACATGGTGTCGCTCACCGCATCCGCATCCGGCATCGGCTACATCGGTGGCGGCACCGTGTCGCACACCTCGTCGGTGCCACTGCCGGGGCAGGCGGGCGGCATCCCGGGCAGGCCGGCGCCGCAGGCCCGCTACGTCTCCGACGATCAGGCCGTCGTCTCGTGGGGCGCCACCGACCTTGCCACCCGCTACTACATCGAACGCTGGGACGAGGGGAATCGGCGCTGGGACAAGCTGGGATCCACGGCCGGGACATCCGTCACCGACTACGGTCTGTCTCCGAACAACCGCTACAAGTGGCGGGTGTGTGCGTCTGCCGCAGGCGGGTACGAATCCGCCTGGGCGGAAACCGCCGGCCTTCGGACCACACCCAACCCTCCCGCCCTGACCGTTGCACGCACCGGAGGGCGTGTCGTCGTCAACCTCACCGCCGGCGGCGCCTACCCGCAGCACTGGTACATGGAGATCCAGCGCAACAACGGATCGTGGCAGTACTGGACGCAGAATGACGGCCGCGACGGATCCGGCTCGACGACCACCACCACCGGGGAAACCGTCCGCTTCCGGGGCCGGAGCGGCGTGTCGGAGGGCGGGCAGCGCTGGTCCCAGTGGGCCTACAGCCCCGTCGTCGTCGCCCCCTGTCCGCCCAACGCCCCCACCCCCCTGGGGCCCGTCGGCACCGTCGACGTCACCCAGCCTGTGACCCTGCGGTGGCGGCACGAGCCCCGCGACCTGACCCCCCAGCAAGCCGCCGAAATCCGCTACCGCCAGATCGGAGCCACCGACTGGACCACCATCACCGCCGGCACGGCCGAGCAGGCGATGGTCACCCTGACCGTCGGCATGTGGGAGTGGCAGGTGCGCACCCGCGGCGAATACGACGGATACGGGCCCTGGTCGCCGACGCAGGGATTCCGCGGCGCCACCCCTCCCACCGTCGAGATCACCAAACCGACTCCAGGCTCCACGATCTCCGCATCCCGCGTCACCCCAGAGGTCACCTGGGCCGACGCCTCGGGGGCCACCATGGCCGCCTGGGAAATGCTGCTGCGCGACTACGACAACGACACCATCCTGTGGTCCGAGACCGGGCAGGGCGCCTACGCGCCCCGCACCATCCCGGTGCGGCTCACCAACCGGCACGGATACCGCGTCGAGATCACCGCCACGTCCGGCACCGGTCTCCAGGTATGGCAGCAGGCCACCTTCTACACCGACTTCAAACCGCCACCCACCCCTACGCTCCGGGCGCGATTCGTTGAAGAAGCCGGCAGTGTCGCCCTCGATGCGGCAGTGCCGGCGGCGCAGGGTGACACGCCGGCGGCGGTGCGTCTACGGGTGGAGTCCAGCTACGACGACGGCGTGTCCTGGACCTTGGTCGCCGACGCGTACAACAGCCTCCGACTGATGGCCGACGACCCATTCCCTCCCCTCGGCGCAACGGCGTCGTACCGGGCCGTGGCCGAGTCGGCGCTGCCCTCCGAGGCCACCTCCGAGATCGTCACGGTAGGCACCCGGACATGCCGGATCTGGATCACCGCCCGGGGCGGATCCCCCCGCGCCTGGTGCGAGGACAACCTGAAAATCGACGCCAAGTACGGCGTCGAGAAGGTCCTCGAGACCTACGAGGGTCGCAGCAAACCAATGGTCCACCTCGGCGCGGCACGTCCCGTCGAGATCAGCCTCGACGGCGACATCTTCCCCGACGGCGGCTCCCCCGTCGAGGACTGGCTGGCCCTCCTCGACCAAGGCGTGTGGTTCCGCTCCCCGAGGAGGCACCGGATCTTCGGCACCCTGACCGGGGAAATCAGATCCTCCGATGTCGCGGGCTCCCCCGCGACGGCCATATCCCTGACCGTCACCGAGACGGAGGCGGATTGATGGAGCGCTGGTCCGCGCAGATCGTCACACCACCGGGCGAGCTGCTCGAC